AAGATTTGAAAAGGTTGTAAAAAATTGTAGAAGAATTCATATATTACATGGACATTACAAACCAATGAAAGTATTGGTAGATAATAAACATAAAATCCATTCAAATGTTTTACATAATTCAGTAGACCATATTTTAAAAAACGCAGTTGGTAGTGATTCATCTTTTGGTCATCATCCTTATATTGATTCATCATGGGAAATTGATGTAAATGAATGGGCAAAAAAATCTATATGGATTGGTTTATATGATATAAAGTATGAAAATCAAAATATTCCTAATTTCTATGAGTTTAAACATAACCTTCCTTTATCATATTCTAATAATTTAGGATTTGCAGCAAGAAGTGAGGGTAGAAAAAACCCACATTTTTTAGATGGTAAAAAAGCATATGTTTTTACTGATTCAATTTTATTCAATAAAGTATTTAAAAACGGATATAAGATGGATACTACCAAAATGAGAATTTATCATTACAAAGCAGAGTTTGGTGATAGATTTTATGGAATGAATTGGGGTATATCTCATTCTTGTTTTACATATGAACCTTTTGGGTATTCAATATTTGAGGCAGTAGATAGAGGAAAATTACCAATTTTACACACATCTTGGTGTAAAGATTTAGAGTATCCATACAGAGCTACATTTAAAAAAGATTTTGATGATATTTATAGTAGGCTGGTAGAAACCCCTCATGAAGAAAAAAATAAGTGGTTTTTACATCTAAAACAATACATGATAGATAATTATACTAACAAAGATAAATGGGTAAACGATTTACTTAATATTTATAATATATAGTAGGAGAAAGATATGCCAACATTAAGTTCAGGAGATACATTATCATTAAATAACCTAAATACCGCTACAGGTGGTACAGGTGCTACTGAAGCATCAATAGGTACAATATATAATGGTACTCCATCAGCAGGAGATAATATTAGTTTTTCATCGTTCGCAATCGATTCGGTTGGTTCAATTAGTGGATATACTTATGGGGTTGAAGAAACCAATGAAGATTACACTTTAACATTTGGTGGGGCTGGTACTAATCATGGTAATACCATAGCAACTACTGCAGGAAACTTTACTTGGTCAGTTAATTCTGGTACTACAATCACCATTGGAGGTTCAGAACATAAGACGGCAACAGTTACTTTTTCAGAAAGAGGTGATAATGCATCTCAAACCGCTATTAATACCGTATCAGCAAATGCATTACAAGTAGTATATCAAGAAGATTATAATGACCATGTTACTGGTGTATCAACTGGTATTACCGCAAATAAAACAATTTTTGCAGTTGATTCATATGATGGAAACTCATCAACATTATGTTTAACGGCAGATTCTCCTATTATTTTAGATGATGGCTCTACGATAGATGCTGGAGATTTAGAAGAAGGAGATATCTTACAAGGTTATTCACTTAATGGACTTTCAGAAGATTCTGATGGCACATTTTTAGAGTGGTCAACTTCTGAATTAGGAGAAGTGATGAAAAATGTAGAAGTTGTAAATTTAACTTATTCTTTTGCATCAAGATATTACAATGTGAATAATGGAGAAATAACTGCAACAGCAGAACACCCAATGTTAGTAAAAGATTCAGAAGATAGTGGAATTTATAGATTTAAAGAAATTCATAGGCTAGTTATTGGTGATATTCTAATAAAAGGAAATTCTGAACTTTTAGAAGAAATTGAAGTAACTTCAATTGATACAGTTGATAGTACGGTAGAAATTGTATCAATTGATGTTGAAGAACACGATACTTATATGGTTAATGGATATATTACTCACAACAAAGGTGGGGAAGGATTTAGTGACTTTAATGGACCAAGTGCACCAGCTGACTTAGCTTATAGCGACCCAGGAGGAGCACAAAACTCTAACTTATCATGGACAGCACCAACGGCAACTGGTTCAACTGGTGTAACCGAATATCAACTACAAGTTGATAACAACTCTGATTTCTCATCACCAGATGGAACTCACTCGATAGTGTTAAGTGGAACATCTTTAAATGTATCTGGTCTTTCAACTGGTACTTGGTATGCTAGAGTAAGAGCAAAAGAAATGGGAGTTTGGGGTTCTTATTCAACTTCAATTTCATTCTCTCACACATTTGAAAATTAATGAATAAAAAAATTACGTTTTGGTAAAATCTATATATTTATATATATAAATTAATACAAACATTAAAATTTACAAAAATGGCAGAAGCAATAAAGTTTACAGAAGAAGAAATTCAATCAATTAACGAGTTACGAACAGAAGTAGGTAGAACTTTTACTCAATTAGGACAACTTTCTATTCAAAAGAGTAGAACTATCCAACAATTAGAATCACAAGAGTCCGAATTACTTAAAAAACATCAAGAACTTGTTGAAAAAGAACAAGATTTGTTTAAAGGATTGAATGAAAAATATGGAGATGGTAATTTTGACCCTTCAACAGGTGAATTTATTCCAACTCCAAAAGAAGAAACAACTGAAGTAGAAGGATAAAAAATAATCTTTCGATTTAGTTGATTATACTTATATAAGAGTATATTATACAAAAAAATTAACAAGGAGTAATATAAAATGGCAGAAAAGATTGTATCACCTGGTGTATTTACGAGAGAAAATGACCTTTCTTTCCTATCACAAGGGATTGGTGAAATCGGAGCAGCAATAATTGGACCTTTCCATAAAGGACCTGCTTTCGTACCAACCGTTGTCAATACACAATCAGAATTCGAAGAAATATTCGGTACACCTAATGGAGAATACTATTCAGGATATACCGTACAAAATTATTTAAGAGAAGCTGGAGTAGCTACTATTGTTCGTGTAGGACATATAGGTGGTTATACTCATGCAGCACCTCTTGGGATTAAGTTAAGTGGTGTAGGTACTAAAGATGACCAAATCATCGGTGTACTTCATGGAACTGATAACTTAGCAGATTCAGATGGAGATGTAACAACTGAATTATATGCATCAACAGCTATAGATTCACAACCATCAGCATCAGCATTTTCAATTTCAGGTTCTTTATTAGGAACTGAAATATCAGCATCAGTATTACCATCAGCAGGAAATGATTTATCCGATGTATTCGGAGAAAGTGCATTTGGTGGTAAAAAAGTATTTTCATACAAATACTTTGAAAATGCAGCAACCAACTTTGCAAACCACCTAACTAATAGTGGTTCTCAAGTATCATTAGTTGCGTTGGCTGACCAAGATTTCACACAAGATTGTACACACGCTTCTACTCCTTGGATACAATCACAATTGATTTCTGGTGAAAGACATAACTTATTTAAGTTACATACTCTTGGTGATGGTACTTACGCAAACAAAGAATTTAAAGTATCTATTTTTAATGTAAAAGCAGCTGGTACTTCAAATGCAACTGATTATGGAACATTCTCATTAGCAATTAGAGGATACTCTGATACAGATAAAAGTAAAGTAGTAAAAGAAACATTTACAAATGTAACTTTAGACCCAGCTTCACCAAATTACATTAAAAAAGTGATTGGTGATTATAATATTACAATTGATGCAGTTGGAAAACTTACAACAAATGGAGATTATGTAAATCGTTCTAAATTTGTAAGAGTTGAATGTGTAGCAGAAGGTTCGGCACCTGTAACAGCAGTACCATTTGGACACGGAGCATATACTAACCCAATTTATGTAGGTGGTTCAGAATCAGAAGTACCAGCAGTAATTTTCTCTACTGGTTCCGCTGAAAACAATGCATCTAAATCAACATCATATTCAGGTATCGATTTAGAAACTGGTGTTGTAAAAATAGATAATGCGGCATATCTTTCACCAATTCCAGCTTCGGCAACAGTTGGTGGGAACACAGTATTTGCATTTGATGCTGATATTAATGTAGCGGCAGGAACAAGTACAACTCAAAACCATCCTGAAGATGGATATGGAACATTTAACTTTGGTTATACTGTTTCTACATCAGATACTGCAACAACTATCGCTAAAAGACAATTTACAGTTGGATTCCAAGGTGGATTCGATGGTATATCTCCAACAATCAAATCAGCTAAAGCTGATGATTCACAATGGGGAGCAGGAAACTCACAAGGATTTAACTTATCTACTTCAACAGCAAGTGGTTCAGTTGCATATGTAAAAGCAATCAACGCAGTATCTAACCCAGATGATTTCGATATCAACTTGGTATCTGCACCTGGTGTTGTTAGAAGATTACACTCTTATGTGTTTGATAAAGTAACTGATATGGTAGAAGCTAGAGAAGATGCATTCTTCATTGGTGATGTAACTGATAAAGATGATACTATCGCTCAGGCTGTACAAGAAGGTACATCAGTTGATTCTAACTATGTTGGTACTTACTACCCATGGGTTAAAACAATCGATAGTAGAACGAATAAATTAACTTCAGTTCCTCCATCAGTATTGATGCCAGGTATTTACGCTGAAAACGATGCAGTTGCAGCTGAATGGTTTGCACCAGCAGGTTTAAACAGAGGTGGTATCACCGGAGCAGTTTCTGTACTAAACAGATTAACACATGCTGAAAGAGATACACTATATGAAGGGAAGATTAACCCAATCGCACAATTCCCAGGTGAGGGTATCGTTGCATTCGGACAAAAAACTCTACAAGATAGAGCATCTGCACTTGATAGAATCAACGTAAGAAGATTGTTAATTAAAGTTAAAAAATACATTGCATCTACATCAAGATACCTTGTATTTGAACAGAATACAACACAGACAAGAGGAAAATTCTTGAATACTGTAAATCCATATTTGGAAGGAATACAACAAAGACAAGGACTTTACGCTTTTAGAGTGGTAATGGATGAATCAAACAACACACCAGATGTGATTGATAGAAACATCTTGGCAGGGGCTATTTATTTACAACCTACCAAGACTGCGGAATTCATCGTAATTGATTTCAACATATTACCGACTGGAGCTTCGTTCTCGGCATAATAAAAAATTAAGGAAACTATATTTATAGTATATAAAGGAGAAAAATAAAATGGCAGAAGTATTAGAATTCAACGATATGTTCTACACCAACTTCGAACCGAAGATGAAGAACAGATACATCATGGAAATTGATGGTATCGCTTCATATTTGATTAAAACTGCAAATAGACCTTCTATTCAGTTTGAAGTTGTAACACTAGACCACATCAACGTTAAGAGAAAACTCAAAGGTAAAGGTGAGTGGCAAGATATCGAAATCACTCTATTCGACCCAATTGTACCAAGTGGTGCACAACAAGTAATGGAGTGGGTAAGAACATCTCACGAATCTATCACAGGTAGAGATGGATATGCAGATTTCTATAAAAAAGATATCGATATCTATATGCTAGGACCTGTTGGTGATAAAATCGAAAATTGGAAACTTAAAGGTGCGTTTATTAACAACGCAGTGTTCAATGATTTAGATTGGGCTTCTAATGACCCTTCAGAAATCACTCTAACACTTTCTTACGATTACGCAATTTTAGAATACTAATACTACAATATACTTTTGATACTTCCATAAAAGGTTCTCTTGTTGAGAACCTTTTTTTTTACATAAATTTTAACATTATATATTTATATGTTCAAATGGAGTTAGTGATGAGTGAATATGTAATTGAAATTGGAGCATTTGTAGTACTATTTTTAGTACTAAAAAAATATTGGAATACAAAAGTAAAAGAATACTTTGGTAACTTTGTAGTTGGTATTAATATTTTTGTTTGTTTCCTTTTTCTTTATGCATTTATAAATCAATCCCTTTCATATGAAATAGTTTTTCCAAAAATACTATTACATGGTATTGTAGCCACGATAATATATACATTATTTCAATTAGATAAAAAGAAATGAAGGAACATATAGTAATATTATCAATAGCTGCAGGATGGATGTTATTTATTTTAATAGGATATCTACAAGACAAATAATTCTAACTTTTTAAAACTTATATATTTATATACGAACATTAAAATAAAAGTTTATGGCAAATTATGATTTTCCAACTGAAGTGATAGAGTTACCATCTCAAGGTAAACCTTACGCTGAAGGACACCCGTTATCAAAGGGTACGGTGGAGATTAAGTATATGACTGCAAAAGAAGAGGATATACTTGCTTCCCAAAATTTGATAAGGAAGGGGGTGGTACTTGATAAGTTATTCGAATCTGTTGTGGTCGAAGAAGGAGTGGATATAGGTGATATATTCGTTGGTGATAAAAACGCAATTCTTCTTGCAACTCGTGTTTTGGGTTATGGAGCAGATTATGAAGTTGAGGTAACAGACCCCTTTACCTTGGAACAACAAAAAGTTAATATAGATTTATCTAAAATACAAACTAAAGATATTGATTTTGATAAGTTGAATTCAGATAATTTATATGAATTTGAATTACCTACCTTAAAAAAAACTATCAAGTTTAAACTACTCACTCATAAAGATGAAATTGATATCAATAAAGATATTCAAGCAATGCAGAGATTAAGTGGTAAAAGTGAAGCACCATCCCAAGATGTATCTACAAGATTGAGATATATGATACAAGATGTAGATGGAAATACAGATAGAGGATTTATTAATAACTTTGTAAAAAACAATCTTTTAGCTAAAGATTCAAGAGCTTTAAGAAACTATGTTAGAACTATATCACCAGATTTAGATTTGAGTTTTGATTTTACTTCTGATATAACAGGTGAAACGGAGGCACTTGATATACCATTTGGTGCCGGGTTTTTTTACCCTGCCGAGTGATTACTCAATCCAACTTCATAACCAAATTTGGGAGATGGTTAACTATGGTAATGGATTTATTTGGTCCGAGGTGTACCATATGCCAATTCATTGGAGGAGGTTCTATTTTAAGAAGTTAATAGAAGCAAAGAAAAAAGAAAAACAAGAAATGGATAAGATTGGTAAAAAATCTTCTCCAAAAGGACCATCAGTAAGAGTGAGGAAATAATTCCTCACTTTTTTTGTGTCCTATATTTATAGTAGTATAAAACTATAAAGGAGAAACCCTATGTCTAAAGATAAAGTAAATGAAGGACTATTTGGAGCAGCTAAAAAATTCTCTGATGCATTTTTTGATGGTTTAAAAAGAAACCAAGCGGATTCAGTTTTAAAACAGGCAAGAAAAGCAAGAATGGATAGAGAAGTAATCCAAAGAATGGAAAAACTTAAAAGAGATAAAGAAGAATTGGATAAGATTCTTTCAAAAATTCCAATGGCTAAAAAATAATGCTATAGATGGCTAACGAAACTCAAAAAGAAAGATTAAAAATTCTTGGGGAGATTGGTAATCTTACCCAAAAAATCAATGCGTTTAATAAACAAGGTATTGAGGATGAGAAGCGTGCCAATGATTTAAATAAAGAAAGATTAAAATTAGCTGAAAAGCTTAGGGGTATAAACCAGAAAATAAGAGATGAACAAAGAAGTTCTTATGTTGATGCTCAAAACAGTATCAAAGGAATGGCTTCATTATATGAACCATTAAAATCTGCTGAAAAACAAAGAATACAAATGCAACTTAATGGTAATGATTTATCAAAGGTAGCATTAGATAGAAGTAATAGATTAGCAGGTATCAATCAACAAATAGCAAATCTCACAGGTGACCAAACACTTGAAAAACAAATTCTACAAGATGAATATACAAGTGAAATTGCAAAATTAGAAAAGAATAAAGGTATCACTTCTGATATAATTGATAATCTCAATGCACAGAATGAGATGGCAAAAGATTATGCCTCTCTAACAGATAGACAAAAACAATCATTACAAAGACATAGAGATGTATTAGATGGTATTCATGATACTGTAAGTGGAACATTAGATACGTTTAGATTACTTACATCAACTGTTGGTGGAGTATTTGGTTCCGCTTTAATTGGAGCTGGAGTTGTTATTGATAAGTTAGGACATTCGGCACACGAACTTGGTACTTTCTTTACAGAATCAACAGTATCAGCTACTGCTTTAGGATTAGTATTTAAAGATTCAGTTGGAGTTGTTAAAGGTCTATCTGCTGAAATGGGTGGTATCGAAAACGCAACCTTTGAGGCACAAGCAAAAACAAATTTACTTGCAAATAATCTAAACATGAGTGGAGAATCAACCGCTAGAATGGTTGGTGCTTTTGCAAGATTAAATGATAATTCTACTGAAACTGCTCTAAACGTAGCGGCATCTACTAAACAATTTGCAATACAACAAGGAGTAATTCCTGGTCAAGTAATGGAGGATGTTGCAAATTCAGCAGAAGCATTTGCACTATATGGTAAAGAAGGTGGTAAGAATATAGGTCAAGCGGCTGTTATGGCAGCAAAACTTGGTGTTAATATGGCTACCATTACTGGTGTAACTGATTCACTATTAGATTTCGAATCTTCAATAACTAAAGAATTAGAATTAGGTGCAATGTTAGGGAGAAATATTAACCTTAATAAAGCAAGACAATTAGCATATGATGGTAAGTTAGGTGCATCTGTAAAAGAAACCATTAAACAAATGGGTGGTATAGATGCATTCAACAAGATGGATGTTTTCCAAAAAAGACAAGCAGCTGAAGCCGCTGGAATGACAGTAGAACAATTCCAAAAAATGGCTGCTAATTTAGATAACATCAATGATAAAGGTGAAATTCAATTAGGTACTTTTGATACTATGAAGGAAACCATGAAAACAATTGCTACTGGTCCTTTAGGAAGTGTTGTTAAAGGTATGGGTTCTGCAGCAATTGCGGCTGGTCAAATGGGATTCAAATTAAAAGATGGTCTTGCTAGTATGAAAGGTATGGGAGGAATTGGTGGTAAGATAAAAGGATTCTTCAAGGGTATGGCCGGTGGAGGAGCTGGTGTAGGAGGAGGATTATCAGAATCAACAGTTCCACCAAAAACAGGTGATGGTGGTGGAGCAAGTAAGTTCATGAAATCGGTAGGTAAAATTAAAATGGGTGAGGTTCTTAAAGGAGCGGCAGCCATGTTAGTTGTAGCAGGAGCAGTATTCGTATTTGGTAAAGCAGTTCAAGAATTTATGAAAGTTTCTTGGAGTGCAGTTGGAATGGCGGTAGTATCTATGTTAGCACTCGTAGGTTCAGTTGCTTTATTAGGAGCAATTATGACAAGTGGTGTAGGTGCAGTAGCAATATTAGCAGGAGCTGCGGCAATGTTAGTAATAGCTGGTTCTTTATTTGTTTTAGGTCATGCACTACAAGCTATTGGAACTGGATTTGAAATGATGGGTAGTGGTATAACAAGTTTATTACCAACAATAACAGGGATGGTATCAGCAATAGGTCCTTTGGCACTTATGGTTCCAACATTAGCTGGATTAGCTGGTGCATTTGCATTACTTGGTTATTCGTTATTAACACTAGGTGTACTTGGATTACCTGGTCTTGCAGTATTAGCCGGTATAGCAGCAGTTGCAACACCATTAATGAAACTGGCATCTGTATTTGGATTGGGTGGAGATGAGGGAGCAGAAACTACTGCAGTAGAAGATGGTTCACTTTCTGAATATCAATCACAGATGTTACAAAAAATGGATATGTTAATCCAAACCACTGCAGCAAATAAAGATGTTTATTTAGATAAAGATAAAGTTACTAATTTAGTAATGGAACGAAGTGAAAGAATGACTGGTAACGTATTTGGATTAGGAGTAGCATAATATGGGAAAAACATTATTAGAACTTTTCGAAAATAAAGATTCCTTTAAATATGGAACTGTTTACTCTGAAGTAAAATCAGATACAGAAACTCTTGTAGAACAAGAAACTTCAGGTGTTAGAATTCGTTCTGCTGTTGAATTAAACAATCCATTAATTTATGGAAATGAAGCTACTCGTATAGCAACTCGTTCCAATCCTTTAGTAGAAGATATGAAAGGTGCTACTGGTGGTGAAGGTGGTGATGGTGGTTTAATTGGAAAAGGATTAGAAAAAATTACTGGTGGTAAATTTGGTAAAGCTGTTTTTGGTGGTAAAGTATCTTCACTTGCCGAAGCAAGAAATGGTATAAATACTAAATTAGGAATACCACAGGCGATGATACCAACTCGTTTGATTGGTGATATAGAAGGATTGGATTCACAAGAACCAATCACATTGGATTCAGTAGGAAGTGGATTACAAGGGACTGGTTTAGGTTCTTTCTTAAAAGAAACTGGTGGTGGAAATCCTAAAACAATTTTAAGACAAGGGGCTGGTAAATTAGTTGGTAAAGCAAAAGATAAATTAAGAGGAGCATTATTTGGAACACCCCAAGGATTGGGTGATGTATCACCAGAAGAACCTAACGTAGTTTTTACAACTAATGAACAAGGATTAACTTACTCTGAACAAAAGAAAGATGCAGGTCTGTTAGGTGAAATTGAACCAAATGATTTAAAAGGAACTAAATTAGATTTATCATCGGTATCACCTTTATATGGAGTTAGACGTTCTAGTACTCCTAAACATGGTGAATCAATAAAAGCGAGTGAAGGAATATCTTCTAATTACTCACCTGAAGAAAGCGGATTTTCATATAACAAACAAAGTAGAACAACTCCATTGTTTTCTAAATTTGGATTAGGACCTGGTGATTCTATAAACCTTTTATCACCAGGAGATGATTATACATTAGATGATGAAAAAGCTTTTGCAAAAGTAGGAGATAAAGTACTTTATGATTTTATACCAGTTTGGATGAAAAAGATTGGAACTTCTAAGCCAATTATCTTTAGAGCATTGATTTCTGGTCTTACTGAAAATGTATCCCCATCTTGGAATACATCAAAGTTTGTAGGTAATCCTTATAATTTTTATACATTTGATTCAATAGAAAGAAGTACATCTTTTAATCTAAAATTATATTGTAACAGTCCAATAGAATTGGCTACTAATTGGGAAAAGATAACAAAAATTACTCAAATGACTTACCCAACTGTTGGAGCACAATATGCTAATGCACCAATCATACAATTTAGAATAGGTGATATCTACAATAATAAAATAGGATATATTGAATCTTTAACTTATACAATACCAGATGATTCTAATTGGGAAACTGATGGTGATAGTGGATGGTTACCTAAAATTATTGATGCAGCGATTGGAATCAAATTTATTGAATCAGTTGGTGCAGAAGATAGACCTTATGCATATACAATATCTAAAGAAGCTGCTGAAGCAATTAATGAAAAACGAGGAGATAATGCAGAAATAGGAGCATCTCAAACAGAAGGAGATGGTAATGCAAAAGTAGATAAACCAGAAAAAATTACTCCTAAAGGATATCAACTATCTAATCCATTGGATGGTTTAAAGGCACCAAAGATGCCAAAGAATATAAATACTAATAAGAAAACATCAACTCCTGCTGATAAAGAATCAGCTAAATTACCTGATAATGCAAATCAAGGTGGATTATCTGATAAATTAGATGGCAAAAGTGTTAGTGAGGCTGTTCAAGAAGCAAAAACAAAAGTATTACCATCTCAAGCAACTATCTATACATCATTAATTGCACAGGGTTATGAAGAATATAAAGGTAGTGGATTAGGAAAAATTAGAAACGAAGAAAATGATGATGGAGTACTTCTTTTCTATAAAAGTGATGGATTTGATGATGAATTAGTAAGAATAAAATCAGATGGCTCAACAAGAGGTCCTTACAAAACAATAGCTGGTAGTGAAACAAAATAATTATGGCAAGTAGATATCAAAATAATAAAACAAAAAAACTGAATGATGGTAGAGAGGTATATAGAACAAAGATATACCCAAAAATACCAAAATCGGATACGGATATTTATATAGTTACTCAAACAGGTGATAGATTAGATACAATTGCTAATCAATTTTATCAAAATTCATCCCTTTGGTGGATTATTGCATCTGCAAATAATATACATGATGCACCCTTTGCATTACCTGATGGTACTGAATTAAGAATACCTATGAATTATGTAAGTATTTTAGATAATATTAATAGATAATATAATGGCTTCAACTTTTCCAAATTTATCAAAGATACCAAAAAATGTATCCGATACATTAAAAAGTAGAGCTGGAAAGAATATTACAGCATCTTCTTTGTTGTGTTGGATAAGATTAGTATCGGCAGGAGGTGTAAGTGGAAATGGTTCTGCTTCAACAGGTGGTTTGGTATTGGAATCTTTTCAAAACAAAAAAGACCCAGAAAATGATGCAAATCCTCAAAAGAATTGGTCAACTGATAATTTTTCAACAAGATATGGTAATGGTTCTAAATCGGGTAGAGTAGGTACAAACTTTCAAGGTGATTCAGTTTATGCAAGAGATAATGATAGAGCATATAGACCATCACCAGTAGTAGAAGGTATATCAGTTCAAAATGGAAATAAGGGTTTAAGTAGAAAATGTACGTTCACTATTAAATGTTTTTCTTTAGGTCAAGTTGAAAGAATATCCGAACATTTTCTTGAACCAGGATATACAGTCCTTGTAGAATTTGGTTGGAATACAAATTTAGCAAAAGAACAAAAATTACCTGTATTATCGGCTTGTAATATTGCAGAATATAACAATTTCTCATATGTTAATAATAAAAGAAAAAACTCAAAAGGTCATTATGATGCATTTTTAGGATATATAACTGGTGGTGGAATAAAAAGTGGTGATGGTGAAACTTACGAATGTGATGTTGAACTAACTACTTTAGGAGAAATACCAACTTATTTACAACAACACAAAGGAGATTCCCAAGAAGGAGATAAAAAGGCAGAAAGTGGACTTAAATTTAGTCCACAAGAAATAAAAAATGAAGATAACATTGGAAGGTCTTTGTTTATGCAGATGTATAATAAATTACCTGCTGAAAAACAAACAAAAAATATAAAAGCTTTAGCAAATATACAAAATCCTGATAAAGGTGATTATCATGGAACTCCTTGGTACTCTGCTCAT